AAAATGTCCTTGTTCGTCGCACCAAACCTCCGCCATGGCCAGCCAGGGCTGGATCCCATGTCGACCACTCCTCCGATGTTGTAGACTGTCAGTTGGTCAAGCCACTGCCATGGATCCCGTTGCTCCACCTGAGCCGGACGGAAATCCTCGACCACCCTGCCGAGCACTAGTCGGAACTCGCGCTCGTCGGGTTCTTCGCACTTCGCTTCTGCTTCGCTGTACCGCTCGCAGTGGTACTCGAGACTCCGGGTGAGCTGCTGGATTCCAGTCTCTGGGTGCACGTAGAACTTTTCTGGGTCCCCGTAGAGGCATTGCTGCTTGCTGATGGACTCTTCAATGTCTGCGTCGTATTCCCTTCGACGTGGCTTCCGGTATTCTCTTCCCGTACAGCCGTGTTGGCGTAGCCCGCATCTTTGAGGATCATCGAGGCTCCCGCAGTCGATAACACGTCCGCAGACTTGAGCATGAGCAACAAGTCCAGGGGCGTCGTTCCCGTTGCCTCGCAGATCTTTTTCAGATCGGCTGACCGCGCCAAACGTTTCTCGTTCGCACTCAGCTTCTTCGGCTTCTTCTTCGCTTCGGATGCCGGCTTGTTGACAGCCGTAATGATCGCCTTCACCATCGATAGCTCCGCATCGAGGCTCGACTTCTGTCCTACCAGTTGACGATACGTCTCGTCTGAGGGGGCTTTCCCGCAAGATTTGACGGATTCGATCTCTGCTTGCAGTTCTTGTGCCTGCTCGGCTAACTTTGCCTGATGGGCCTTCGCCTGTCTGGCTAGCTCGTCGTTTGCTTGCACTAGAGCTGCACGCGTCTCCTGGAGGCTCTTCCACTCGAGCGGAGTCGCCGCCTCCGGCATCGCCTCCGCTTGGGTGTTTAAAGCCACTATCTGTTCCGTGAGCTCCCGGACTGCTTCGGTTAAGACCAAGACCTTCTCCTGACGAGATGTCTGGGCCACCACCTTGGCCTCCGTTCGCTCCTCTTCCGGTATTTCCTCCGCTGGACGATCCTGATAGTCCGGGTCTGCTCCCAGCACCGCTGCACGTATGCGGCGGGGTAGCTGAACAACCTGGTCCGCTTTCAGTCCCTCGTCACTTTCGAAAAGTCGTCGTTTCCTCTTCACGTTGTCGGCGGCTTCTTCTGCCTTGACGCGCCAGTGCTCTTTAAGGCCCGGGATTGTCGCGGTCTCGGCATAACGCCTAAACCGCTTCTCCCTAGCAGTATCGAACTCTATTGTGTC